CAGAATTATACCAGGAACCTGTGCGTATACTGAAATATCATCCATTCTTGACATCATTCATACGTCTATTGGATTATCTACAAAATATGGAAGTGCTGATTTGTATTTAAAGCAAGTAACCCCAGATTTTTATTCAAAAGTCATGATTTTACCACAACATACACCCGAATCATTGATTCAGCATTTTATCAATTCTCATATGATTTATCAAGAAGGATTAAGTACCACCTATAAAGATGTTTATTTTTTATGGAAAATGTTTTTACACAAACATCATTTACCGTTCGTGATTCCCAAACAACATTTTGAACTTTTTTTAACCCAATTTAAGCTATTAGATAACGGCGTAATTCATTTAACTCCTAACGTTCCTATTACGTTATTAAAATTAAAACATTTTTGGGAAAATTATATTGTTCATGATGATGATATTTATTATGAATTGCAAGAAATCGTTGATATTTATAACAAACACGATAAAACGTCCATTTCAACCATCATGTTAAAAGAATTTATTGAACTTGAACATCCTTCCATCCTGATAGACAATCATAAAATTTTTAACATTAGATGTACGTTATGGGATAAAATAAGTGATATTGAAATCACACTTGAATTATTTAAAAATCAAAAAGAGACGAATGATCCTTATGATTTTTATTGTCAATATACAACCCTTGCCAATTCAAGACAAGTAACCAGAGATTATTTTATAGAATACATGAATGTTAACGATTTATAAAGGTGTAAACCATTTCCCGCTCATTCCACAATGTTGTTCGTTTACTCTACTTACCTCGGCATATAAAGTTGTATTTAATTTCGTGCATTTACCCAAATCATCATATTTGCGTCCATGTAAATATGATTTGTAAAATTTACAATTCATGCATGCTGGTACTAAAAAAACCAAAAAGTTCATGTATTTTTGTATAACTTATTTTTATATATATTTAGAGTATGATTATTTATATCTTATGCTATAATGAAAAAACATTGAAAGAAGCTACAAAAAGATATACCCATTCATGGGCACATCCAATCTTAATAGAAACTCAAGATTGTTCTTTTGAAAATGCATGTTGGAAACAATTAGACAAATTATACGATACATGGAAACATGAAGATTATGTAGGAGTACTATCACATTCGGCTTATAAAAAAATAAATTTGCATCAATTGAATCAAAATTTTATTCATGGTGTTTATACAACAAAATATGTTCATTTTGCAGGCATAAATACATCGGTGATTAGTCCATTATCTTCGGGTCAAATTCATCATCCACATTATCATGAAATCATGTCAGATTTATTAACTACCTTTCAGGTGAAAGGAAACGAATGTTTTTTTAATTATTTCATGTGTCATCCAGAGTGGATGAAAAAATTTATTGAATGGCAACATAAAATCATGCCTGTTATTGTAAAACATCCTCTTATATGGACAGATTCAAACTATCAAGATGGAAAATTAACACCAAAAGAATTAATGAAATTATGTGGACGGCCATTTTATCCTCATCTTACGTTTATTCTGGAACGTTTAAATGGTTGTTTTTTTCAAACGCATTGTGATTCCGTGAAGATTGATAATTTAATTATTTATTTTTTATTTTAACGAGCATTCATTAAGGCGGCATTTCCTCCAATAAATTTAAGAATGTTATATCGTTCTTCAATGACCAATAAATCATACGAATAGACATACATGTTACCTTTCGTTATACCAATAGGACCATTCAACGGATCACATATTAATTTATAATCAGCTAACGGATTCAATAAAGGTGCAATCGTTACAAATTCAAATTCTATTTTAGAATATTTACTTAAATTCATGGCACCTGAAGGTTGCAAATTAAATGGATCAGTTTTTAAACAAAAATTATAACAATATAATCCTGGTAATGATAAATAACCAAGTCCATTATTTGTTAAATATTGTTGTTCATATTTATACATGGAAAAAGGACGAGATTCTTCACGGATACTTCCATCTAAACTAATACCTAAATTAAGTAAAATTTCTTTTTGATTTTCTGGATGTAAATTTCCCGTGATGTATAAATCATTACCTGCCGTATCTTGTTTTCCATTTGTAGTAATGTCAAGAGGTAAATAATCATACGGCCAATTTGTAAAATTGCTCCATTCATTACGTAAATTGACATCCGATCGTTGAAATAAAAACATCCAATTTAAAACAAGACCAGTAGAGTTTTGTAACCATACTTTATCTGTAATTCCAACATTATAAAACCATGTATCATGTAATTCTCTTATTAAATAAGATTGTTGTTGCATGGCAAATACACGAGATTCATCTTCTGATAAAAAACAGTAGGTGGATGATAAATTGATATCTTCATTCCACGTCATCGCTTTGGATATATCTACATCCGGTGCTGGTGGAGAATGTAAAAAGTTATAAAACTGATGTTCTGGAAGGGTCATGTTAGGTGAAATGATTGCGTTTTTATTTCCTGTCGTATTCGTGATATCACGAATTTGAAACAATTCAGAAATAGGACGAAGTACAACTTCAATGTGCAATTCATTGTATTGAAGACTGACAAGAGGAAATGCTTGTTGGGAATTCAATCCCCACCATATAGGAATGGGAATTCTTAATTGTTTTCCACGAATGGAAGGTTCAACCCCAGGTGGATAAGGGGGAGAATTTGGTGGATCTACATATTCTGCATTGGGGTAAAATAATCCATGTACACTTGCAGGATCATACATATCTGGTGTATTTCCAATCATCTCATTCCATTTAGCTATGGTAACTCCATGATAATCACGATTGGCCAATGCAATGATGTCATGTCCTGTCATGGATTGAATTAAACTTCCTCCAATTGTAAATTTGATAGATCGTATCATCATGGCCCCTAAATTCTTAATCCATCTAAATTCATAGGGATAATTTCCGGATTCATCTGTATAAATAGGACTATAAATATCTGGAATATTAATGACTAAATACGTATTCATTAATAATTCAGCGTATCGTTTCACTTTAAACGTATAGGTCGTATCCGTTGTTAATTGCATATGACGAAGACCTTCATAATCTAATCTAAAATTTTGTAATCCAAAATTAGTAATTTGTTTATAGGAACATGTCCAATATGTTTTTTGTGGATTTCCATACATGATGGCATTTTGGGATCCACCGGATACTAAATTTAATAATCCTCCTGGCATATTTAATACGTTATATATTTTATATTTAATACATTATTGGGTTTGAATTGCAATACATCATTCGTTTTATTGGTTGTTTTAAAATGAGTATGACCATAAATGTCTTGCAATAACATCCATTCAAATAAACCACCTGTATATAAAAATACGTGGCCTCCTAATTTTTTAATTTGATCGTACTTTTTATAAATGGTTGGATCATTGCAGTTTAAACCGTAAACAATGATAGGTTTTTTATGTTTAATGGCATGTTCAACGACTTGAATTTCTTCATGACAATTTACAGTATTTTCAATCAGATATTGTTGACGCGATAAAGGCAATGTACTTATGATTACATGTGTATGTTGAGCAAATTGAACGTCTTCAAAACTAATTTGATTGGGTATATAATTTCCCATATTACATTTTATCAAATAATTTTAAAGTTTTTAAAAAACGTATTATTTTATATGTTTCTACAAAAATAAGATTTTTATTTTTTATGATGGAATGACCTAGTTTTGGATCCATTACCCAAGTTGCAAGTGTTTTTGCATGGATTGCATTTTTTATTGCATGATGCAATAATCCCTCCCATTCTTTTTCATGCAATATTTTTTTTACACAGGCATATATATTATTTGAAATGACTAAACAATCTTTCATAGATGTATCAATCTCCATCATGATATCCATGGTTTTGGGCAATTGATTTAAACGATCCATCTGTGTTAAATCACACGGTATTAATTTGTCAATTACATTTACGTAAGATATTTTACGTGTTTGTTTACTCATATAATAAAACTATATAAATTTAATTCTTCATGTATATCATGATAATTCCACCCATTGAAGTGTATGCAAAAAGTAACAAAGATAAAGTTAAATTAGCGATTGAATCCTATTTACAATCCGACTGTATCAAAGAAATATATGAAGAGGAAACAAAATACTATGTTAATTTTAAATCGGTTCCAACCACAATAAACATTGAAACATGTTTAGTACAATTAATGCAGGGTGTAACTTTTACGCATGATAATATTACGTATAAGGCGTTTACCCATTATATATAATATATAAGTAAATTATATGAAAGTAGAAAAAATTAAACTGAATACATCCGATTCATTGATCTTGATAGAATCACCCTTTAAAAGTTATTATAAATTAAAAGGTAAAAAATCAAATTTGTGTCCCTTGTGTAAAAAAGGACGTTTAACGTTTAGTGAAAAAAACCGCATGTTAAAAATAACGTGTGATACACGCCAATGTAAAAATAATCTTGAATTTCCAATAGATACGTATTATTCGTATGATAAATTATATGAATCCAACCACCAACATTACATCAATTCAGTCAATGAAATTGTTCAAAAAAAGTACGATATTTTATTCAAGTATACGTCGGATGAAGACATTTCAGAATTAAGAACAAGTTATTTAAAAAATAAACAAAATTATGATGACATGAATCAACATTATTATGTAAATGATAAACTACGTACAGAAAAATTAAATGAGTTGTATCAACATCGGGATGAACTCATGAAAAAAATAAATGCAGATGAATTGAATGATGTATTGAATGAAATTCATAAATATGAATACAAACAAATAGATAAAAATGTTGAGATTTATACACCGTTTGGAGAATTATTTAATGTTGCTTAAACATCCATATACCCATCATGCAACAAAACAATAGAAAGAAAAGTTTCCATTTTTCTTTGTTAAAACGTTGTAGCTTTGTCATGGAAGATTCAAAATGTTTGGAGAATTCTTCATAGTGGTCAGATAATGAAATTTCATCCTTGTCCAGCCTCCGATTGATGATATTATGAATGTGATGCATCCATTTTATAAAATCGGCACGTTGGTCTAAATACGGAGTTACTGGATTTTCTTTGATGATTCTTTGAAATTGAGAAGCAATGCTTGGATTGGGAATAAATTCATGCAAATGGTGGATAAACCGATAATATATTTTTTTTTGTATACTGGTGGGGTGTTGTGGATAATGAAACGCCATGGTATGCAACATGAACCAATAATGAGGTCCCCAAATGGTTGGATCCATAGTGTTTTATATAATTTAATATTTGCGAAAAAATGTATTGTACCAAAAAAACAGATATTAAAAGGATACAATTAAGTATATAAGAATGAATAAATGCAATAATTGTGGAAAATCATGGCATTTATATAAACAATGTAAATATCCCATTACGAGTATTGGTATCATCAACGTGAATGAAAAAGGCGAATATTTAATGATTTGTAGAAAAAAAACATTGGGTTACGTTGAATTCATTCGTGGTAAGTATACTTTTTTACTAAAACATTTCATTACTAATTTAATCATGGAAATGACGGAAACCGAAAAACAAGACATTTTAACAAAAACGTTTGATGAATTATGGGCTGATTTATGGAAATGTGTTCCTGACGGAAGTTCAGATGAAATGCAATCTAGAGAAAAGTTTAATTTAATTAAACAAGGATACGTGATTGAACATAAATTAGTTACCCTTGAACAATTAATTCAAGAATGTACTACTTCATGGGATGTACCTGAATGGGGATTTCCCAAAGGAAGACGAAATAATTATGAATCCGACATTTCATGTGCGTTACGAGAATATGAAGAAGAAACTGGGTATGATAAACATGAATTAAACATCATTAAAAACATATTACCCTACGAAGAAATATTTACAGGGTCTAATTTTAAATCATACAAACACAAATACTTTATAGGAAAAAGTAATGGAGCTGTTCAAAAAAAACCGTTTCAAGAAATTGAAGTAAGTGATTTAAAATGGTTTTCTTATGAAGACGCCATGAATACGATACGACCGTATAACATAGAAAGAAAACACGTTCTTACGATGGTACATACCATGTTATCTGAATATATTTTAAAATAGTATGATATGAGAGGTTTGTTTGCATTGTATGGAGAATCATTTCGTGATGGAAAACAATTATCTAGGCTAAAAGATACAAAAAAAAGTGTTCCTTTACAATTAAAAGCATCTAAATCTCATGTAAATTTTTGTAATTTTTTAAAAAAACAATTTAACATTGATATGGACTTCAGTATACAAACCTATGATACTATCTATGAAGATAAATTAAAACAAATATATCCCAATTTAACGTATCATTCTAGTAAAGAATTATTAGATAATGATGTACAAATTAGTATTTCAAAAGGAGCACGTCTTGCTATTGAAAATTCAAAAAATGATTATGATTTTATATTTTTAACTAGAATGGATATTTATATTAAGCCACATTTTTATACTATTTTTAATCCATATTGGAATAAAATTTATTTTATATCACAAAATTTTACAAAATTTAAATGTGGATTTTTTCCAAATAATGTTCCCATTGTCAATCCAATCATTCAATTTATACCTAAAAAATATTTTAACATCTTAAAACATATTAACGTAGACCATACTGCAATTCAACATTATAATAAACACCTTACCTATGACGATTATGATTTTATGGTAGACGATTATCATGATGCTGATTCCTATAAAGATTACAACCCTTACTATAAAATGATAAGTAGACCTGAAACAAAAAAATGGCATGATAAGTGTAAAAA